GTTCGCCTGCGGGACGCCGAGCGGCTTGTCGAGCGGCGCGCCCGGCACCGGCACGTCCTTGAGCACGCTGACGGTCAGATTGTCGGTATCGCCCAGGTTGGCTTCGGCGAATGAGACCGGCGGGCGGCCTTCGCCGGGCGCGAGGTCGGGGTTCGTCAGGATCCCGGAGCTCGTGTAGATGGCCTGAATCGGCTCGCAGCCGAAGACCTGGCCCTGAATGGTGACGGACTTGAGGTACTTGCTCAGGCCGGTCCCGCTCGCCGTGAACTCGTTCTGCTGGTAGCCCGCCGACACTTTGATCGGGTCGAAGTAGCCGTGGAAGACCGGGACGTAGTCGCTCCACTGGCGGTAGGTGCCGTTCCAGAAGCGCTGATAGACCCGAACGGCCGCTTCCTGAAACACGATCGCGCTGTTCCACTTGCGGCCCGAGAGCGACAGCTGCCAGCCGAACCCGGAGTCTTGCAGCTTCCAGCCGTAGCCGCCCTTGGTCAGAAACGCCGAGGCGTCCCGCCAGAGCTGGAGCGGGTTCGGCGCGCCGCCCGGCAGCGTCGTCGGAATGTACCGCGACGTGCCGCTGACGCGGGCGATGCCGATAAGGATGGTGCCGCGCCGGTTTTGATAGGTAAACCAATTGTCGCCGCCGTCGTCGCCGAGGGCGTAGAACGCGCCGCCAAGGGTCGGGAAGCTGTTGTAGGTCCCGCCGGCGATCTCGGCCGATTCCGCGGATCCCATCAGGGTATCGGCGAGCGTGGTGTAGCCCGAGAGATTGATTGCCCAGCCTTGCTGCTGGACGGCCTGGGCAATGAGGGCGCGCGGCCCGCCGAGGTAGATGCGGGTCTGGGTCAACTGGACCGAGGCCGCGGGGTCGAAGACGGCGGGAACGGCGACCATCTACGGGTTCCATTCAATTCGTAATCTGCCCGGCGTATTCGCCCGCATCATGACCGATTGCCCCACAACGAGCGATGCGCTGGCAATCACGCCGGCGAGATAGACGAAACGCGTGCCAGTCGCTCCGGGCGTGAGCGTCGAGAAATCCTGCCCAAAGGTCGCGCTGATGACGTTGAAATCAACGGGCGCGGAAATCGCAATAGCCGGCGCGCCGCCCTTGACGACAGAGTACTGGATAAGAAAATCCGCCCGCGTTGTCGTTGCGACAAAGCCCATTCCGACCGGCTCGCCGGCGACACCGCTGCCGATAACCTCGTAGTACCGCTGGCAGCGGGCCAGATCGTCACCGGACATGAGCGGGATGTACGACGACGGCACGGAGCCGATTACCAGCATCGCCGAATCGACGTAGACCGTCGCCGTCGCGTCGAGCTCGACGACGATGTTCACGCTGGTCGCGTTACTCGCGATGGTTTTCTGCGCCGTCAACTGTGCCCAGGCCGAATTGCCCGGATGGAAGCTGCTCGGCACGCCGGCGCCGGCGCTGTCGTCGATTCGGATGCGGACCGCGTTCCCGGCCGTTGCGTAGACCATGATCGTCAGCGACAGCGTCCGGCTCCGCAGCTGCGGGAAGAACTCCAGCTTCTGGAAGAACGTACTCGCCGCGACGTGGGTATACACCAGCTTCGCGCTGTATTGACTGCCGCCCGGCTCGGCGATCGTGCTCTCCTGGGTACAGGTCAGCGCCGAGGTCGAGCCTTGCGAGAACTGCCAGCGGTCCGGCCCGAAGGCGTTCGTCGCCATCGCCGCGAAGCTCGTCCCGCGCTGCCAGATCTCGAATCCGCCGTTCACCAGGTAATTCGACGATGGTGCGGCCGTCGCCACGCTGACGCCCTGCGGCCCGGCCGGTCCCGTCGCCCCGGTCGCGAGGTTGACCTGGATAACGCCGGTTCCGGTCACGGTCGTCCCGGCGTTCGCGACAAGCGTCACTGACCCCGCATTCGTAAAGCTCTGAATCGTCGTGACGAGTGTTCCGCCCGCCGCGCCCGCGCCGATGACCGAGACGGTGCAGCCGACCATCGCCGCCGTGAACGGGTTCGAGGCCGAGGTCAGCACCGCCGCGCCGCTGGTGATGCTGCCGTTCACGGCGATGGTTCCGGCCATCGTGCCCTGGGGCCCGGTCGCGCCGGTGCTGCCGGTCGCGCCGGTCGCGCCCTTCGCCAGATTGACGCTGATGACGGCGTTCGCGGTCTTCGTCGTGCCGGCGTTCGCGGCCAGGGTGACGGACCCGGCGTTTGTGAAGGTGAGGATGGTGGTCACGAGGTCCGCGCCGGACGCGCCCGCGCCGGAGACGACGACGGTGCAGCCCGCCATCGCGGCGGTGAATGGGTTCGAGGCGCTCGTCAGCACCGCGGCGCCGGACGTGATCGAGCCGTTCGTCGCAATCGTGCCGCCAGGATTGCCCTGCGCTCCCGTACTGCCGGTCGCGCCGGCCGGTCCGGCCGCCCCGGCGGGATGCGAGATTCCGCCGACTAACGGCATAGCGCCTCCGTCACGAGTACATGACCCAGGCCAGCGACGGCGTGCCGCTCGCGCTTTTGGCCCAGTAGAGATTGAGGTTCGCCACGTCCGACCCGAAGCTGTCGCCCGGCTGGAGCTTGATCGGCTGGCTCGTCGCACTGCCGATGAAGATGACGATGCCCGCGACCGGGTCATTGAACAGCAGCGCCGACCGGCCCGGGTTCGATGGCAGCTGCGCCGCCACGGTCGAGAGCGCCGTCGTGCCGGCGACGAGGCCGGTCGCCGGGCTCGGCGCGGACAGCAGGCCGCCACTCGCGCTGACCAGCGCCGGAATGATGTCGCCGCCGGCGGTGATGCCCGCCAGCACCGTCGCCAGCGCGTCCCAGTTGTAATCGCGGAGCTTCCACGACTGGATGACCGCGGGCGCGCCGGCGTTGCGGGTGCCCGAGAGTAAGGATTCCATGCGCCTATTCCCTTCCCGTCACGGCGTCCGTCCGGTCACGGCCAGTCCCTCGTACACCATATCGGTAATCTCCTGGACGACGTTGTAGCGCATGTCCCAGAGCGGGCCCTGGGTCTGGGTTTCGTAGCGCGGCATGTGGATCACGCAGGTGTAATCGTTCCAGATCGGCGTCGTGAACGAATCATTGTCGAACTGCGGACAGCGGATATGGCCGGCGACCGAGTACGACCCCGCCCCGCCCGAGCGCAGGACGATGCTCCGATACTGCGCCTCGGTCAGCCACTTCCAGGTCACCCGCCGCCCTTCGATCCCGGTCACCAGCCGGAACCCGACGAAGCTCCGCTCGTGCTCGACCGGCGCGATGTTGACGAAGCCGGTCGGCGCCGGCGCGACGGCGACGTCCAGCCCGGACGGGTTCGTCGACCACGACAGGATCGCGGCGCCCGGCATTAGGTCGTCGCCTCGTAGGCGTCGTTCATCGCCTTCAGCGTATGGGTCGCGAGCCGCTGCCCGAGCGATTGGAGGTCCGTCTCGTTCAGCCCGCCGAGCCCTTCGCCGGGCGGGACCGTGATATGGATGCCGCCCTGAACCGTGACCGAGCCGCGCACGTTCGTTCCGCCGGCCGCCGTGACGCTGCCGGTCGCGCTGACGTCGTAGACGCTGTAGCCGACGCCGGCGCCCATCGGCCCGGCCGCGCCGCCGATCGCCCCGCCGCGGCCGGTCGCGAAGTTCGGCTTGTAGCCCGCCTGCAGCCCGCCGGTCAGGTCCGCGAGCGCCGCCTTCGTCGTGCCAATGGCCGCGATCATGGCGTCGTCCATCCCGGCGTAGAGGTAGCTCCAGTCTATCGGGACGGACAGCGGCCCTTCCTTCGCCGGCGAATGCGGGAAGAGGTTCGCGATGCCCTGGAGCTTTTCGGCCGCGGCGTCCTTCATCCCGTTCAGGCCGTTGATCAGCTGGTTTTTCCACTCCTCGACCAGTTTCCCGAAGTCGACGGTCTTGAAGAACGTTAGGACGTTCTCAAACGCCGTATGCAGCTCGGTCACCCCCAACGTCACCGTCTTGACCGTCGCGGCGGCAACCGCGCTGACGATGGTCGCGCCGAGGATGACGGCGACGCCCGTCAGCGCGCCCGACCAGTCGATGGTGACGCCGAGCGTGCTCGAGAGCGTATCCATCATGCCGCTCAGCATCGTCACGAACTGCTGGATTGGCGCGACGATCGCCCCGACCTTCGCCGCCGTGCCCTCGCCAAACAGCCCGTCGAGCGCGTTGCCCATCCGGCTCACACCGTCCGCGTTCCCCGAAAGCACATCGACGATGCCGACGATGCCGGAGGTGATCAGCGCGATCTTCTCGGCCATATCCCCGCCGACGACGGAGGCAAGCTGGTTGAAAAAGACGATGCGCTTCTCCGGGTCGCCCTCGGTGAAGAGCCCGAGCAGCGCCCCGAGCGCCGTGCTGGCCGGCGCGAGCGCGGTAGTCAAGCTCGTCAGCGCCGGCGTCAGTTTGTCGAAGATGGTCGCGGCCAGCCCGAACACGGCGCTCGAGACGGGCTCCAGCGCGACCATGACGGAATTCTTGAATTTGCCCCAGGACTCGGCGAAGTCCTCGGTCGCCGTCGTCGCCTTCGCGATCGTGTCGCCGGACGTGTCGGCGATAGTCGCGGCCAGCTCGTCGATGCTGACCCGGCCCTCGCGGATAGCCGCGGCGAGCTCGGGACCGGCCTTGACGCCGAACAGGTCGACGGCCTGCTTGATCGCGATGGTCGGGTCTTCGCCTTCGCGGATGGCGGTGACCCAGCCCGCGAACGCTTCTTTCGCGTCGAGCCCGTCCTTGCTGAAATTGGCGAACGCCTTGCCGAGCCCGGACAGCGCCTGCTGGCTGTTCACGCCGGCCTTCTCGAACGTCGCGATGAGCGCCGTCGTGTGGTCGAAGTCCAGCCCCAGCCCTTGGAGCGCGACCCGGTTCTTGACGAGCGCGGCTTCCAGTTGGCCGGCGCCGATGCCGGTCGCCTGCCCGGCCCGGAGCAGCTTGTCCATCGTCGCGACCTGGTCCTCGCTGGCGATGTTCCACTGCTCGAAGGCCCGGGTCAGGTCGGCGACGTTGTTCGTCGGGTCGAGCCGCTGGAAGTCCAACACGCTCTTCGTGAGCTCCTCGAGCGGCTTGCCGGTTTCGCCGGTCCGCTGGGCGAGCGTCGCCATCGCGGCGCTGACCTTCCCGGCGTCGTCGGGGACGGTCGCGAACACGTTCTTGAAGCTGTCCTGCAGGCCGACCATCGCGTCGCCGGTCGCGCCGGTCGCGACGCGGAGGCTGTCGAACGCCGCGTCGAACGTCTCGCCGATCTGGAAGGCGGCCGTGGTCGCGGCGACGGCGATGCCGGCGAAGGCGGTCGCGACGGCCGCGCCGGCCAGGGCGGACGCGGGGATGATCGACGTGAGGCCGCCGGCGACGTTCCCGAGCGCCTGGCCGGTGTTGTCGATCGCGTCGATGATGATCTGCAGGTTCGCCATCTAGGCGTCGTCCAGTTCGTCGGTGAGCGGGAGCCAGCGGCCGTCGCGGAGGTCGCTCAGCGCGACCGGCGCGTCAGGGGCGCCGTCGCGCCGGCGGGCCGCGGTGGTCAGCGCGACCTGAAGCGCCCGCCAGCGCTGGAACCAGCGGAGGGTGCCGGCGCGCTCAATCGTCTCCGGCATCTGGCCGAAGTCCTTTGCCATCGCGAGCACGTCTAGCCACGGCGGCCCGCTGCCTTCGCCGGCCGCCCAGCGGGCAAGGGCGTCGGCGTCTCGAAAGGGACGGCCACGCTGCCCTGAATCGCCGCCAGAATCTCGCGGAACTGGCTGACGTTCAGCCGCTTGATCTCGGCCTCGAGGTCGGTCGCCGGTGGGACGACCGTACACTGCCGGCGCATGAGCTCCCAGATCCGTTTGATGGTCGCGACCTGCAGCCGGACGTCGCCCGTCCGCTCGGCGTCTTCCATGTCGAAGCCGATCTCCGCGAGCTCGACCATGCCGGCGATGGAGCCCGGCTGGTCGAGGTCCAGCGGCCGGACTTTGAGCAGGATGTCGTCGTCGGCGCGCTCGGCGTCGGGCTGCATCACGTCAGCGCCGCGATGCCGTTCGTCACGCTGGCCGCGAGCCAGTTGCCGAGCCCGGCGACGTCGACGTTCCCTTTGAAGTTCAGCGTGATCGTCTGGTTGCCCTCGCGGTCGCCGAAGAGGTCGTCGAGCGAATCGCAGACGCCGGCAAAGTCGACCTGAGCGATATGGCCGGTCGCGAGACTCGTCGCCTTGAACCGGAACTGGCGCTGCAGCGTCTGCGGGTTGGCCTGGGCGATGACGTCGAGCAGCGCCTTCGACGCCGTGTTCAGCTCACAGGTCAGCTTCAGCGTCCCCGACCACTGGTTGAAGCCCCAGTCGGTCGGGAGCGCGTTGCCGATGAACTGCTTCGTATGCCGCCCGGTGTCGACGGCCAGGGTCGCCTTGACGCCGGTATTCGGGAACGCGGTCTGGCCGATGCCGGGGGCCGCGCCGAAGGCGTCGACGTAGATGATCGTCTCGGCGGCGGTGATCGCTTCCACGGCCCGGGCGGGGCAAACGGACAGGGTCGTGACGATGTCGGTCGTGCCGAGGAAGGCGGATTGGTACGCCCACATCTTCGCGCTTTCGATCTCGAGCATCCAGGTCCGGAGCAGGTTGCCGCCGTACAGATAGGCGTAGCCGGGCTGGTTGAACTCGAACGAGTTGATGCGCGGCGACGGCGCGGCGATGGTCGGCGCGGTGTAGGCGTAGATGTAGGAGCCTGGCCCGCCGGTCGGGGTCGCGATGCCGAACAGCGCGTCGAGGTCGTAGGGCAAATCTTCGTAGGACGCCACGCCTTTGATCAGGCCCTTCGTTGAGTAGCCGACGAGCTTCGCGATCGAGCCGGGCGCGAGCGTGCCCAGCTCCTCGATGACCTCGACGACGGGAACGGGCGTGAAGGTCGCGTCGGTAATGCCCATCCGCCGCGATGTCGCCGGGACGGCGGTGCCGTAGACGGTCTGCTTGCCGGTCTGGACGCGGCGGAATTTTGTCGCCGGCATCTACTTCTCCTTGGCCGGCGACTTCTCGTCGGTCTTTTTCGCCGGCGCTTTGTAGACGCCGAGCTCGAGCGCGGCCGCCCGGAGCTCGTCAGCCAGCGCCGCCCACTCCTCGTCGGTCAGGTCACGCATCGGCACCCCGTCCAGATAGCGGCCGTCGCCGGTATAGGTGATCGTCATGGTCCCTCCCCGCTGACTTCGCCGTCCCAAACGCGGCGGGCGTCTTCGTAATAGGCGGCGGACAGCGGCCCGTCGATCTGGCCCTGCAGCTGTTCCGTGCTCGTGTCCATGTAGGTGTTGGGCTTCGTGCCCGGGTGATGGACGATCGCGACCGGGTGCGGCGCGCCCGGCCAGTACAGCGCCTCGGCGGGATGCCGCGGCAGGATGTCGTGCGGCCGCGTCCCGTAGACCACATACGGCGCGTACGGCATCGTGTTGACGGCGACGAGCGACCGGCGCGTCCCGCTGCCCCGGAACTCGATGTGGTGGTTCTGCCACAGCTGGCCGGTCCGGCCCCGCGGCGCGTTCTGCTCGAGCAGGGCGAGCCAGGCGTCGGCGACGTCCTCGAGGAAGCGGTCGCGCGGTCCGTCGAAGCCGTCGTGGGCGCGCTTGATCAGCTGCGGCAGCCCCCGGACGGTGAAGGTCGCCTCGAGCGCCACTAGAACACCGCCAGGGTCAGCGGGAAATGCACGCCGAGCAGAACGCCCTGGCTGAAGAGATGCGTCCCGTACTGGAGCGGATCGCCGACCTGCACGGTCATCGCCAGCCCGCCGAGCGTCCGGTCGGCCTGGAGCGTCTGCTTCACCGACCAGAGGCCGGGGAAGGAAATAAAGTCGTTGAGGCGGCGGTAGGCCGATTCGTCGTCGTTCTTGCCGAGCACGACGAACACGTCCAGAAACAAGTCGTGCGTGTCGTCGCCGATGGTCGCGCCGTAGTGGACCGGGCTGGTCTTCTGGAGGTCGACGGTGCACGCATACAGCGGATACGGCGGCGGCGGCGTCGACGGCAGGTAGGCCAGACGGGTGCCGCCGAGCGGGGCGAGCAGCGCGAGGACGGCGTCGACGCAGGCGTTCACGTCCATTACACGAGCCGTCCGTACTGCCTCCACCGGCTGTAGCCGGCGGTGAACGTGCTCGGGAACCTGGCGTAGACCGGCGGCTCGTCCGGGACGGCCTCGCGGCAGAAGAGCGCGACGATGGCGGCGTAGTCGGCGTCGGCCCGGACGGTGAGCTCGCTCGGCATCCCGCTCCGGGCGTCGAAGACCGACTGGACGCCGGTCAGCGATTGCTTCCGGGCGTAGAGCCGGCCGGCCGAAAGCAGCACGGCGGTCGTCACCAGCGCGGGCGTGGCGCCGGTCGCGTTGTAGCCGAAGTCGCCGGTCACGCGAACGCCGCGGGGCTGCGTCGGGAAGGCGGGAATGAGCGGGTTCGGCAGCAGCCGGATCTCGGTGTACGGCTCGCCAGAATACGGCGCCTCGGTCGGGCTGAGCTTGTAGGCGCTCGCCGGCAGGATCGTCTCGTAGGCGCCGTTGCCGTCCTGGTCGCAGGCGAGCTCGGTCACGGCGAGCACGTCGTCGACGACCAGACACTGGCCGTCCCGCGAGCCGTAGTACCGCACGTCGCCCGGGATGGCGTAGAAGAGCCGGTTCGTCTCCATCTCGAACTTGGTCGTCGCCGCCTCGAGCAGCCGCAGGAGCTCGGCGTCGTCGGTGGTCGAGAGCGTGTCGTCCGGGTCGGACTGCAGGTGGGTGCGGAGCTCGTTCAGGCTGGCGTAGGTGGGCCGGGGCGCCGTGGGCAGCCAGGGCGTGGCGGGGGCGCGGAAGTCGACCTCGTACTCGGTGACGGCGTTGATACTGCCGGCGCCGGTCCAGAGCACGCTGTAGACGCCGGCGGCCGGGGCGGTGAAGTTGTAGCCGTAGACGCCGGTGGAAAGGTGAGTCACGGCGCCCGGGAAGGAGGCGGTGACGGGCGACATGGCGGCTGAGCCGATGCGAACCGAGACGGTGGTCGGGTCGTAGGTGACCCCGCCATCGGTGAAGGTGACCTGGAGCGGCGCGGGTGCGCCAAGCAGGTAACTCTGCAGAC